CTGACCTGTCTTTTGGGCGGAAAGCTGATTAGGCTCTACCTGTCCATAGCCATTTCTTGTAAAATTAGCCATTTTCTTTATCCTCCTTAATTATTTGCGTTTCTCTTATTTTCTACAGCCTTTAACCAAGCGGGAAGTGGATCACTTTCAACGCTATTTAAATTAAAAGTAATAGCGGGCTGCTCTTTTTCTGCACTATCACTCTTTTCTTCCATATTGAAGTTTACTTTCTTTCTAACGCAAATAACAGAAAGCTTTGCTTCAATATCATCCAAGCTATAATTAGCTTTATTCTCAATAACTTCTTTCTTATCCTCTTCAGAGAGCATGTAGAAAGAGTTAATAAGATCCGTTTTCTTTTCATCTTCAATCTGATTCTTGAAAGCTATTAAAGCTTCGTTTTCAGCTTTTAAAGATTCAAAATTAGTTTTGAGGTCTGCTAATTCTTGTTCTAATAAAGAATACTTCTTTTTCTTATCATCATCTTCTTCTTTATCATCTTCTTTTTCTTCTTTACTTTCTTCAGAATCTTCTTTTTCTTCCTTATTTTCTTCTTCTTTCTTTACAAACTCAACCTCTTCTGTAGTATTATCAGTTTTCTCAATTATTTCTGAATTACTTTTGTCCTCTTCAGCAGAAAAATTTTCAGCAGGTTGCTCTGTTGCAACTTCTTCGCCTTCAGCTTCAGGAGTTACTTCTTCAGTAAATTCAGTCTTTACTTCATCTTCCATTAGACTTCCTCCTTTATTTTGTAATTGGAAAGTAAGTTCCTTTAACTCTTGAACCATACTAAATAAAGTTTTAACAAAGTCTTCATTCTTTGAAAATTTAGAACTTACTTCTGGAGAAGTAACTGATGCCCCTTCAAAACAAGGTTCAACATCTTCTCCTAAAATACACAATTTAGAAAACATCCCATCATTTATTATAAAAAACTCAACACCACGATTATTATCATTTGACCAGTGGCCCTTTAAAGTTTTTTCATCAAGTTCCATTGACTGAGGATTTCCTTGATCTATAACCCTTTGACATTCTTCATATTGCCCAGTCCATAAATATCCTTCAGTCATTAAATATTCTCTTATTACAGAATTTCCAAATTCATCTATATCATTGAATTTTTGAAACTATATTCTACTATTAGGAGCTACAAACCCATAAGGCTTTGTTAATTTTTTAAATTTAACACCCTCCGCATCTATAATCATTTGATCTCCGTGGTCACCAAAATCTTCTTTAGATTCAATATAATAACCAACAATAGGACAACCAGGAAGGGTTTGCGCCATCTCCGCAGCTACTTCTTTTGTTATAAAACTTCTATTACGATTCTCACCAACATATAGAACTTTTATTTCACATTTAGAAACAAGAGGACTAATAGAAGTAATATTTATAAACTCTGGAGAATCTATAGTAGCTACGCTCATTCTATTCATAATATTCATCTTCGTAGTCCTCCATTATCCTTTACTTTCTATATTTCGTATAGTTTTTTCTGATTTTTGGTCATCCGCCAATTCCTTGCGGCCGGCGCCTTCGCTAGTCTCACCATTAGATTTCATAGCTCCAACATCTCCCTTTCCGCTAGCACCCCTTACTCTATTAAGAATATTTTCATTCATAGTAGAACTCATAAGAGGAGGAATAAATACATTAACCAAATCAAGTATATCATTTTCAAAGTAAGCATTAGCAAGAATACTGCTTTGACTTTGACCAAGTGCTATTTGCGGCAACATTTTTGAAAAACCTACTTGCATTTGTTCTTTATATAATTTAGAAAGTTCTTTATAATTATATATTGTTGTTGTTAAAAGTTGAACTCTATATTTAATTTTTCCAGAATTATTTTTCTTAATTAAATCATTTAAAAAATTCTCAAATTGAAGTAACATATTATATAATGTAGCTTCATCATTCAAAATAGATTTTTCTAATGCGATATTACCATCTGTATTAAATTGCATTTGTGAAATACCAGCTTCATTATATAACTGTCTTTCAACTCTAATTAAATCATCACTCTGCGCAGTTGCTTGATTATCAAGTAAATCTTCTACACTTACATCCGCAAAAGTAGTTAATACATCAACTCCTATTGCTCTTGTAAGCATTTGAACTGCATTATTATGTAATTGCTGAGCTTCATCAACATCGAATATTAATTCACCATTTTTATCTAATGGCATTTTTTGTATTAAAATCTTACATAATCTTTGTAATGTCTTTTTTCTATCTAAATCTTGTGCTTCATCAAGATCTAATATTAAAGGAATAACAGATATAAAAGCTGGATAATCTTCTCCATTAACTGTAAATTTTACTGTCTTTTTTGGATCTAATAAATACTAACCACTAGTATCTCCAGAAAATTGTGGCGGCAATTTATCTTTCTTATATAAAATATATCCTTTAGAAAATTCTTCAGGAAATAATTTTAATATCTTCATTCTTTGAGTAGTATCTCTAAATTGCTCGTCAAAATATTTCATATTAAATTCAACTGCTGGATTGTGACCATAATTAAATCTACTTCGACAATAATTTATAGGTAACTGTTGCAAACAGACTCCTTGAGAAGTTTCTATTTTATAACCATAGTATGCTCCATATAAAAGAGTATCTTTAGCTATCTCACCCAATGTCTTTTTTACTTGAAAATTATCCAAAATATTTAAACATTGGTGAAAACCTTTCAAAGCTTTTTCTGTTTTAGTATTTTCATCATTGATATAAGGGGTTACCATCTAATCATATCTATACATAAAAGCCATATACCTAATAATACGAGCATATATTCCACTTGTTTTATAAAAAAAATCACTGATCTTCCGCATAAGCGGAAGATCATATGTTGAAATTGCTCTAAGAACATTAGCTTTATCTGCAAGCTGAGGATTGATTTTACTATAATCCCCTAATTTAATTATAGCATCATCAAGCGTTTTTGCACCTACTTGAATTTTATTAAAATCAGCGATAGGCGCCGCCTGATAACCAGTAGAAGAATTAAGGTTAATATCTCTCATTGTATTTATAATGTTAAATCCCTTTTTATGGATTTCTTCAATTCTATTTCGCAAAGAGACACCTCCTTTTCAAACTTCTATATATATTATATCATAAAATTAGTTATTTGTCAAATTTACTTAAATTAGTAACCGGCAGCATTCATTATCCAATCATAATCTAATGCATTTTCTTCCTAATAGGGAATAATAACTAATTTATAACCGTGTTCCTTACAATATATGCGCTTTTGCTCATCATTGTACTTTTGCCGAAATAAGCCTCTAACTCCGCCAAATTTAGATTTTGGTTCATAATGTTGGATACCCTGATATTCAATTAGAAAATCTATATCTCCATTATCATCAAAAACACAAAAATCAAATCTTAAAGGGCGCCCACTAGAACTTACCAAATCTGGAAATATATATTCTTCTTCAAAAGGTAAACCAGCCATTTTTAATATATCTTCTATTTTTATTTCACCACGACTCGCCCTCATTTTTACCTCCTTTTGAGACTAACTCAACTTCTATAGATATATTACTTTTCTTACTAATCTTTTTATTAACTCTGTCCAAAAATTAACTAAAAAACAATAAGTCAGAAATATTAAACTTTTTTCTTTTCTTTCTTCTATCTTCTTCTAATTTAATATAATACATTCCATATTCAAAAGCAGAAAATTTATCTTTTGGTATTGTTTTATTATTTTGCTTTAAAATAACATTAACACCTTCATTATCTTCAACTAAATTCCATTATCTTTATATTAGACGCAACTCTAATACCATAATTTAAAATTATGCTTTAGCTTTCACTAAAGATGAGACTATATCTTCACCCTTTATACTAAAAGGGGCCTTCCATTTCGATTTAAGGGATTCTCACCCACCGCATTAGCTTCGGCCCTACTCCTATTGAGGCTTCACATCCTCCTTTGGGATAGTCGTTGAACATTTTATTTATATTGCTAATAACTATTACAACATTTACTATTATTTTTTAACGCATAAGTTATTGCTCCTGGAGTGACTTTCATTTTTCGAGCTGCTTCAGAAATACTCTCAAATTCTTCTTTCATTCCATTATTAAGCAATCTAATCACTGGTTTAATATTTTTATTTAAAATATAACAAGCATGAAGCATATTTTCTTGTTTAGAAACTATCTCTAAATTATTTATATTATTATTTATTTTATTTCCATCTATATGATTAATTACTTGTCCTGATAAAATTTCTTTATCTCCCTAAACTTCCATAACTAAAATATGCGCTTGCTTTGATACATTTTGATTATTAATTCTTAAAGTATATCGAATGTAACCACTTTGATTAGGAGTCTGTTTTAATAAACATTTTGTTTTTTTATTATAAACTTCTCCATTATTAGAAACCATATAACTAGTATCTTTATATTGTTTCTAATTCTCATTAAGAAAATCACTTTCAATAATTTGCCTTTCTCCAGTCGCCAATTTACTAATCTTAGTATTTATAGCGTGTTGTCTATTTTCAGAAGCACTTACCTATTCTAAATTATATATATTATTATTAGTTTTATTACCATCTTTATGATTTACAATAGGTAAATTAGCTGGATTTGGAATAAAAGTTTTTGCTACTAACCTATGCAGAGAATAATTTTTCTTTTTACCATTTATAGATAAATTAACACTTATATAACCAGTATTTTCTATATGTCCTTTTAAATCTCTATTAGTTTTATTATTATGAATTATACCTTCTTCATTTATCTCATAATTTGTTTCAATGTTGTCAATAATTAATTTTGCCATTTTTTCATATCCTCCTTTACGACATAAATTATGTTTTTCCTTTTATAGGATATGAAAAATATATAAATAACTTTGCTGCGGATTGCCCAAAATTTGGGGTTTCCCGCAATTAGAAAGGTTATTATTCGTAAATATTACTACTTACGCTGCCAAAATACCTAGCATTTGATCTTTTAAAATACTCGTTTGCTGAAAAGGCATTAACTATTCATTTCTTTCATCTGGAGTCATATTTTGACCTATCTTTGTAGACATTAATTTTGTCTTTGCTGTTTGTTCATCAATTAAAAATTTAATTCTTCCACTACTCATTTGTGTCTGGACATATGCATGAGCATCTGTATTAATTGGAGCATTAGCTTTAATTAAAAACATAGCATCTCGCTCCATATCTTCTGTTTTAAATTTTTTATAATCTTGTGCAGCTTCATCATAGGTTCCACCTTCAACCCCAAAAGGCGGTAAAATATCATTGGTTTCAGGATCAATTTGACTTCTTACCATAAAATCTACTAAACCAATACCTAAACCATTCGCATCTATAACAACTGTTCTAGCTTTATATTTATAATATAATTTTTTTAAATGAATAGCTTGAAATTCAAAATGCTCAGCGGTAAGTGATTCAATATTAACTATAGATTTTAAAGCATCTCCTTGCGGTTGCGGGGTTACCTTAATGATAACAGCTTCTGAGTTACAGCCCTTACGACCTACGTCCACCGCAACTATATAGTAAGCATTTTTACTTGACCTTCCGCTATATTCATACTCTGGCTGAAGTAATATTCTATATTTTTCAAAAGTATCATTAGAGAAATAAGCATTTTCCGCATCTCCGCTCTATACAGAGCCATACTCTCTATCAAATGAAGCTTCATTATAAGTTCCATTTACTTGCATTTCCTCAACCATATCTTCTTTTACAGCACCTTCAAGGATTGCTAATTTATAATCCCCACCTAAAGCCATATATTGATCAGGAAACAATATAGAGTTTAATAATATCTCAATAAGTTTATTATATGCAAAAGAATTTTTCTAGCCTGCAGATGTAATATATGTTTGAGATTGATTTACTACTTCATCTGGATCTGTTGTTCCATCTGGCAAATTTCTATCAACATTAGTAGTAGGTAAGACAATTTCATTTAATGCTGTTTCATCTACTAGAATAACCTCTTCTATAACTCCGCCATTTCTACGCTGTCCACGAGAAGATTCTCTTGCCGCCAATATATCAAGTTCAGAACCATTTTTAAAAATATATTTTACATTATCTTTAGATTTTTTAGAAACTCCACGCTCCTAGTTAATTTCATTTTCAAAAGCGGGAATTAATTTACATATTTCTTCAACTTTAGATATTGTAATTAATGCAGCCTGCTCTTTGCCGCCCGTAGTCACAAATACTTTGGAACCAGGAAAAAGTATTGCTTTTAACATTAATCCCATTATCGCAAGAAAAGATTTACTAAAACCACGAGTAAATACACAATAAACATATTTATGACGCATTATACTTCGTAAAAATATTCTTTGAGTAAACCTAAAATTAAAAGTACAATTCGGCCCTTTTATATCATCCACAAACAAATCTGGATATTCTCGATAAAAAGCTATTTCATCTCTTAAAGCACTTAGATTATCTAATAATCTTTGACTTGATATTTCCTCTTTCCGCATATCATGAGAAGAGGATAAATCCAATAAATTTTTTAAACTCATTCTTCATCATCCTCCGCCCGCGGTATTGCTAATTTTATAGTATCATTATCTAGCTTCTTTTGTTCTTCTATAAAATCATTTAATTCAATATAATCCTTATCTTCTATTTGTATATCTTCTAAACCTTTTGCTCTAGCTTCCTCTAAATCTTTTTTATGTTGTTGGACATTTTCTCTTCTTTTAATAAACATTTCAAGCATTTGAGAAAGTGATGGATCATTTACAACTAAATCGTGATTATATTTCTTTAAATCATCTATAGCTTTATCTACTATATCTAAAGGAGTTGTGATTTTATGTCTAGGTATCCTTCCGCCTTCCTTTTCCGCAAAATATACTATTTGACCTACAGAATCAAATTCTCCAGATTTTTCTTCTTTTCTTTGAGCTTCTGTAAATTTTCCAGCTTTCATTAAAGCATCATAAACTCTGGATAATTTTTGATAAGAATCCACATCTCCAGAATCAATAGCCTGATCCATAGCTAAACTTGTTTTACAAATTTTTATTAAAGTATCTTTTCTAGCGGCTCCTTGAATATCAAAAGAAGCCATAAAATCTTCATACATTTTTTCTAGTTTAACCTATTCATCCGCTTTATGAAGTCTACCCTATTTCATAGCCAAATATACTTTATCATCTTGAGTTAATTCTGCACCAACATCTACTAATTCAACTTCCTCAAATGGATGATTATTTTCTGGATAAATGTCAACAAAAGAAGAAGAAGTTGATACTTTACCATCCTTTTCATCTTGAAGAAATTGTTCTTCTACTGTTGGCGGAGCTTGGTCGAAAGAGTAATCAGCGTAGGTCATGTATTCCGCTTCAGAAATTTCTCCATTTTGAAATTTTTGTTTCATTTCCTCCAAAATTTGAGCCATTTCCTCTGGCGGTTTCCCTAATTGCTGTATTTTCTTTTCTTCTTTTGCTTGTATTTTTTCTGTATCCGCCCAAGATTCATCTTTCTATTGTTTTAATTTCATTTTAGAAAGATATCGACCAAAAGGAACACTACTACCTTTGGTCATATTGTAGGCGGCTTCCCGCGCCTTTGTTTTATCTACTTTCCCTGTTGATAATACCTTATTATAATTTTTTTCAAATTCTTTTTCTCTAGCTACTTTCCACTCTACTTTACTATAAGGAACATCAAATTTTTCAAAGAGCTATATAAAAGTATCTTCTTGATAATTATTAATATGCATCGTCAAACAGTTTTTACAAAGGTCGCATTTTTCTCCATTTTTATATGTATAAAAATTCACATCGGACATAGTTTTTTGACATTTATTACAAAAACGCTGTGCCATTATACATCACTCCTTTTTAATATAGACCTAATGATAACCACCAGCAGTTTGTCTTTCTCCTCTACAAACTGCTGATATATGAGAACTTGAAGATAAATTTAATTGTCGTGCTGCGGCAGAAGCGCTTTCATAAATAGAGTTTGTTTCAATACATAAAACTGCTTTTCTTCTTGCTTTAGCAGCTTTTACTTGATTCTTTTTAATTATTTGTTTAAATAATTCTGAATTCTCTTTTTGCTATTCCTAAGCTTTTATTCTTGCATTATCTCTATTCTTTTTTACTTCTTCTGGATGATTTTTACACTATTGAATAGCTTCTTTGGCATCTCCGCCACCATCTCCGCCATCTGTCTCATTATATCCATTAGGAACTTTACAATTATAAAATTTTATCTAATATTTTTCTCTATCATTTAAATCTTCATCATTAATATTAGATTCAATAATTTCATATTTATAATGTTCAATACCGTGCTGTAACATAGAATTATGAATGTATTGTCCATTATTAATATCTCTTTTTATATGTTCTTTCTATCTAGATTCAGCACCATTTTTTGCTTTTCCTATATATATTTTATTATTAAAATCTGTTATAATTTTATAGATTTCGCCCATGACTTTATCCCTTTTTCTTATTGCGGCATTCCTTACATATAGAATACAGTCCATCTTTACTAGTGCTATTTTTAGAGAAGAAATGATTGTGAGCAAGTTTAATCTCTCCGCACCGCGAACATTTTTTCCATTTCCCATATTCCTCATTTGTAAAATGAAATATAAGCTATTCGTTTGCCGCATAATCCGCAATCATTTTAGGAATTTTATTTCTCCATAAAGAAGATATATATTCTACGCTATGCTTAATACCATAATCGTCATTTAATTTTTCTTGAATATCTATATTTGACATTCCATCTATTTTATATGTAATAATATCATAATAGAGTGAATATTTTTCTTTTAACGCATTATCAATTAAAATATCAAGGTCTTCCATTAACCATTTTATATCACTATTAAATTTATCCCAACACGACTCTTTTATTTGCGAATAATTACACAAGAGAGCAGAAATATGTTTAGGATTATAAAGACTAATTAGTCCAGTACTTGTAACTTCTCCATCTTCATCTAAACCAACTTCTTCTGATAGATCTAATGTGGATAAGCTTTTTGTAATATTCATAACATATACTGGTTTTTTATATACATCTTTTAATACATATTGGTCTTGCCGCATAGAAATTAATTGTTTTTTAAGAAGGAAGGCGCGCTTTCCACGGGCATGCTTACATTCTTCTTCTACTTTTGCTATCTCTTCCCGCAATTCTTTAAGTCCGGGAATTGTTTTTATATCTTCTTCTGTTATTGTTACTTTTGGGGTGAATATAATATTTTTATCATTAGTAATAATATTATAAAGACCATCCTCCCCATTTTCTAATTTACCAACTAATCCTTCAAATGATGTTTCTCTTTTATTTACTGTAATCATTCTATTATCTGTTAATATCTTCTTTTGTTTACGCTCTTGTTTATCCATAGCATATATTATATAATCCGATAATTTTTCTAAATATTTTTGAGTTAATCTTTCTGAAGGAGTGTTAGCAATGATTTCTTCAACTTTTTTTACTCGTTCTTCTGGAGTTTCAAGAGAAAAATCCATCTTTATAAAATTTGCGGAGGTGTCCGCTTCGAGTTCTTCATCCTGGTCCTCTGGAAGAATTATATCATCTTCATCCGCTAAAAACATTGTGTTATCTCCTTTTTATTTATATTGTATAAGCGCTTTCCGCACTTCCTATATATATTATACCAAAAAATTTTTCGCTTGTCAAGTCTTATTCAAGTTTTTTGACCATA